GGCGGCTTCGCTAGTCGGCTGTCAGCGACGTGACGAGCGAATCTTTTCTCCGCGCTCTTGCTTGAAATGCCAACGTAGACAATCTTATCGGTTAGCAGATTCCGAATGCCGTAGAGTTCCATTCAGCCTCCTTAATACTTAAAATCATAGTCTGGTTATTATGACTTATTTCAAGTATTAAGGCAAGCTAAACTATTGGTATTATTACCCTGCGAGCCTTGCGGCTAATTCTCTACGTATGGTTTTTACACCATACAAAAGTGAAAATTCCCAGACTGTCTGCTTGTACTGCCTTGATACTTCAATCGCCAAATTGATACCCGTCTGCGGGTCGGTCATCTGCATGAACTCATTGCCGCCTTTGAAGACCAGATCGGCAATAGGACGTGTAGCAAATGCAAATGCATCACGATGGAAGCCGAGATTTACAACGTGAGTAGCTTTGACAGTTATCGCTTCAGAGCCTACCAACGCGCGCTCAAGCCCCGGCTCGACGGCCAGCGTCACGTCAGTTGCCGCGCTTGCCTGAGTCGCAGCAGCGGTCATCACGTAGGTTGTCGTATGACCCGCGATGGCGATAATGTCACCGACTACAAGCGCAGCCGCGCCCGTCGAAGCAGCAGTCGTAGCTGCGAAACTTTTCACACCAGCAGCAACAGCCGTCGCAGCCTTCGCAATCAGCCCGGTCGTGATCGTGCCAGCCGTATGAGTCGGCACAGCCTGATCGTAGTACCAGTCAAGCCCGAACTTGCGGCCCATGCGACCTTCAATCTTCACGGCCAGATCGCCAGTCTGCTCAAAGTTTGAGAACGCAGGAAGCGCAAGCGCATTCGCTTCCGCATCAAGACTCAGCACAGCACGACGATTCTCAGCCGGTGCAAGTTGGCGATTGAGAACCTTTCGCAGATTGATTGCGTCGGTTGGCGAGTTCGGGAAGTTGCCGGACCCGATAGCAAACGGCGTCGTGCCTGCCGTCCCGGTGTAACCATAAATGTCTTTATAAAGCAGAAACACTGCCGCGTTGACGTTGTTCGCAAGCGCCCTCACGGACTCACTGACCTGCATGGGATAGAAAGATTGATTCTTGTCAATCTCCCCCAGTTCTTTATCTGTCAAGTGAAACTCTGTCTTATACCACTGATCCAAAACAATCTGCACAGTGGCAGGAGTCTTGCTTGCGGGCGCTGGCGGCGTATTGCTTGGTGTGACAGCCGCCGCCGTTTGCGACGATGAAATAGGCACATCAATAGTCGAACCATATTGTGAGGTTTCAGTTGACCAGTTGAAATTCACAAGCCTCGGCAATACAGCCGCTTCGCGGAGTGCCAAAAGGCCCTTAGCCAAAATTCTCGGCATAATAGCCGTTATAGTGTTAGGCATTTTCTTTTACCTCGATTGAGTTAGGAGTAATAATTACTCAACCGAACTAGGAAGCATTCACAACGACCTTGCCAGCCGCAATGTTTGCGATATTCGAGTTGAGCGCGTCTTGGTCGCTTCCCTGGATGGTTCGCGCCCCGCGCGCTCCTCCGTTTTGAGTAGCAGAAGCCCCGCTTCCGCCTGCACCTGAAGCCGCATAGTAGTACGGCTTTTGTTCCTTAAATACAGTTGTAAAGTAACCGTCGAGACTGACATCAAGCGGTATGCCTTGCGGGTCAAGTATCAGCAGCTCCCCCTTGTCCGTTCTTTGCGTGCGCTTTTTGACAAGTTCAACTACATCGTCAATCAAATCAGGAATAATGCCACCCTTTTCCGCCGCCTTTCGCAAGTGGGCATCAACCTTAAAAGTGTCGAGTTCGGCATGTGCCGCTGACAGTTGGGCCTTCCAATCAAGCTCGCGCTTTTCTTGATCAGCCTTCCACTTGTTCAGAATCTCGTCAATCTTACCCTCAGACTTGAGCTTTTGCTGCTCGCGGTCTTCGGCTTCCTGTTTCATCTTCTGAATTTCTTCAAGATTAACATCCTTGTATTTCGCTTCGATCTCTTGAAGTTGCTGCTGAAGCTTCTTTTTCTCTGTCAGAATCGTATCGCGGTTTTTGATAACCTCAGACGCAAAGACCTTCTCCGCATCTTCAACTTGCAAGTGAAACTTGCCTTCTTTTTCCGTGTATTCCCCGCGCAATGCCTCCGGCACTGTGTCAAGAGAATCAACTACTGGTTTCAATGCCATGATTTCTCCAATCCCCGATTAGAGGTTGATTTAGTTGTTAGTGATTTATGATTTCGGCCCCGCCAAATCAAGAAAGGTGTGACTGGTTACTTCTTATCCGTTGTCGGTTCGGCTTTGTTCTCTACGCTCTCACGAGCAAGCCGCCCGAAACTCGGCACATCCTGCTCCGGCGTGTGGGTATCGCCCTCCTTGGCTTTCGAGTCGTCAACGGTGATGAAATGCACCGTGTTGTCGGCGCATGTTATCTCAAGATATAGCCCCTTGATGCGCCACGAGACTATGCGTTCGTTGTCATTCTCTTTAGCATCAGCCTTAACAGGCGTGGTCACAGGTGCTTTCGCTTCTTTATCTTCTGTCTTCATCGGAGTTTCTCCTTGATGGATTAGGATTCAGTCCTACTAAATGAGGGAATGTGATAGAATTGCGTTATGAAATCACTACTCACTCAGGTCGCAATAGATGAATTAAAGAAACTTGGCTATATGCTTGAGCCCGAACAGTCTAAACTTGAAATGGTTTTCAATCGCCCGTTAAACAATGAGCACAAAGACAAGACTCTTAGGCTTACCTTCTACAAAACACCCAATGACACCCATGCGCTTTACGAGTGCGAGACGAAAGCCAGCGGCCCCTTTTCGGTATCGGATGAGAGTGGCTTTGAGGACGTGCTGAAAAAGCATCCGCTCGCAATCAAAGAGTTCATCAATGCGCTCGGTTTGTAACTGTCACTAATAGCCTTTCGGCTTCTGTCATGGTTTCGGCCTTGGCTTTCTCATGCTGCCTTGAAATAACTAATCGAACACTTGCACCTTGTTAAGCAAGTCCGGCTACCAATCGGCTCAAGTTCACCAATCGGAACGCGCCCGCGTGCCGTCTCTCCCAAACACCCATCGCAGCTATCCCCACTACCCAAAACATTCTCTTCATACTCAAAGCCGTGCTGCGCCATTTCGAGCGAATGAAAGACATGATAGGTAGCGCGCGGCGATTCAGCGTAAAGGTCAACACGGCGCAGGAAACGGCCATCAAGCGGGTAGCCTCGCTCGATCTGCAATGCGAAAGCGTTAAGCTTCTCATATTGCTTTTTAAGTAGTTGCCCCGCGCGCCCTAAATCAGATTGAGTGAGTTGCGCCAATCCGCCTCTACCCGTCGCGGCCCCGGCAAGATGCCCGGCTTTCAATTCGGAAGCCATGTTAATCTGCCACTGCGGTAGATTGATACGGCCCTCACGCAGGGATTGTGCGAGGTCTTTAATTCTTCTTTGACTTACTCTGATTGATTCATCTAAAGCGGATCGAACCGTTGAAGGCGAAACGAAACGGCCACGAAGGTCTATAAACCTACCCGCTGCTTCATTCCAGCGATACCCTGTTTTAAGTGCCGCCTTCGCTGTCGCCATTGCGAATTATTTGCTCATCAGGTTGCGCGTCAAGTAAGGCTCGGAGTTTCGGAGTTGCCCATGCGCGGGCGGCATCAAAGTCACGAGCCGATACTTCGCTTCGACTTTCAACCTCAGCCTCATTCCAGTCAAGTGCCTTACCTTTAGCCATTGCGCTTATTGTATCATGCCAGAGGCTGAATCAATCTGCTCAAGCATTGCCGCCTGTGCAGGTGTAAACCCCGCCACAAGCGCGGCCTGCTTAATGCTCGCGCCCGCATCGGTCAGAATCTTAGTGATGTTCGCGCGCTCAACTTCGGTTGACTGATTCGTCGCAAGAGCATCAAGCGCAGCTTTTTCTTTCTTGGCCTCAAAATCATCGGGCAACATCTCTGCACTTTCCAGAATCTTCCAGTACGTTTCGAGCGTTATCTCGTTATTCTTCCTGTCATCCTGCAATCGCTGCCAAGCCTGCGGATCAATGCCAAGTTTTACGAAGTCCTTGTTGACCTTCACAGACCAACTCTTCTTCGTTCGCATATAATCGGCATTGATTACAAAACACCGCTCTAGGCAATCTTGGAGGTTGCGAGCGATTGCCGATAGTTCTGCGGTCTCTGCCGTGTATTCAACGGTCGTTTCCGTTGCGGTCTTCGTTACCTTCGGCTGACTGGATAATAGAAGCAATCCGAGGCTTGCGATATTGGCTTTGCATCGGTCAATCTCGTTCTGAGTCTTTTCAATCGCCGCGCCGGTCGGCTCAAGAAATTTACCGTCACCATCAGTAGAAACATCTATAACATTTGCGCCTAAAGCTATCGGCGTCCCGACCTGATTGCTCGGCCTGCCCTTTAGCAACGGAGTGGGCACATTACACAAATCCAAAATGCGATCTAAACCAGATTGCAAGTTATAGTGCCTTAGATTTTCATGTGCGACATCAAGAAGCGGCGGCGTTGACTGGTAGAATCCGGTTTGCAGTGCGTAGAACGGCACAAGCGGGATGTAAGTCAAACTTGTTTTCCCCTGCTTATAAATCGCCCATTCCTTATTCTCCCCCATCTGCCGATAGATCAACCAAGCACCGGGGCGCAATACTCGATACTGAATTATTTCCTTCTCTCCGAAATCCCCGTCATCTTCCATCAGGCATTCGCGGATTGTTACCTGCGTTGGCATCTCTACGCCGTTGACTTTTGCCGTTCGCCAGTTGCGGACTTGGCTCTTATTGACAGCCACCCAGTAAGGGCGAAGATTTGCCGCCTTTTCCTCTGCTAAGGTAGCGTTCGGATTCGTTTCAAGTACGCTCTGCTCCATGTCCACGTAGATGAACGAATGCCCGTCAATCATCCCTCTCAGGCATCGCTCTTTAGCGAACACATCAAGGTGCATACCTTGTAAATCTATGTTCTCAATCTGTGCTTTTACTTCATCAGGCGGATTATCTTGAACAACAGGATTTTTTCTAAAGATCAAACCAACCAAGCCGTGAACCGTCCGCCTGAACGCATTCCAGAACTTCGATGAATTCAACCTGACTTGATAATCGCGCGCATCCTCTGCGCCAAACTTCCTTAAATACGTTTCGCCCCTTGCCCGAATCGTAGATGTACCCTCATAGCAGTCATTGACAATTACGAGGTCTGCGCTTTGCTTCTGATAGGCGGAGCATTCAAACGCAGGCGAATTGTTTAGAGTCTGACTATCGGCCATACACGCTCACAGAACCAGAAGTTGTCCACTCGCGCGACGTTGCAAACCTCAATAACGCCTGACTCATAGCGTCCTGCTCGTCATCATTTGCCGCATTCGGAAAAGCAGCCGAAGACTCAATAAAGGCATTAACCCAATCTTTAATCATCGGGTGAGGTAGATAAACATTGCCGGATTCAATCTCAGGCGATACAGAATTGACTCTTGCGACCTTCCCGCCTTCAGGTTCAACCGCGATCAAGCCTGTGATGGTGTTTTTCAACGCCGCAATGACCGCAGGGCCGTTCGCTTTGTCCTCAACAAGCTTCGCTGTGGTTTTAGGCCATGCGCTGCTCAGAGCCTTCACAGCGAAGCAAGTGTTTGGAAAATCCAACCTGTCCTTGACCTGTTCAAGAAGGAATTTATCCGCAGCTTTCTTGCCCCAGACTTGACCGACAACAAAATCAGGCTTGCCGCCTTTCGCCGCTTTCTCATCCTTGAAAGCCATGTCCCAGGATTGAATCTGCTCATCAAATGAATCCGGTAATTCAACGGCCTCGACTGACTTCCATGTTCCATCCGGCTGCTTGACCATCACAGGCGGAAAGTCAGAACCCTTCGGTTTCCAATACTGCCACCAATGCCGCTTGAGCATTCCGCCTTCTGCGGGTGACGGGCGCTGTTGATACTGCCCGGCATAGCCGTATGAACCAAGAGCCTTTTTTGCGGCCTCAAGCTCGACCTTACCTTCCCGCTCTGGCCATAGAATATCGCCTTGCTCGCGCACGATTTCGCGTTTGCTCATCGGCAATATGACAGTGATTCTTTTATCCGCTTCCGCTGGCAAGCATAAATGCGTGTATCCAAGCTCCAGACAACGCGCCGATATATCGCGCTCATTTAGCCTCTGCATTACAACGACAATCGCGCCGAATCTCTTATCGTTCAGACGGGTGGATAATGAGCGATCAAAAAACCTAACATCCGATTCGCGCTGAACATCGCTTTCGACTTCATCTGGATTATGAGGATCATCAACTACAACCCGATTGCCGCCCTTCCCAGTAGCGGAACCTCCAAACCCTGTACTGACCATCACGCCTTGCGCGCTATTTTGGTACTCGTTTTTGACATTCTGATCGGAAGTGAGTTGATAAATATGACCGAAGTTGCCTTGATACCATTCGGATTGAATTACATTCCTTCTGTCTAACGAATGCTTAGTTGATAACAGGCTGGAATATGAGGCGAATAAGTATCTATACTCAGGCTTTTTCAGCCACTCCCATGTTGGCCACATTACAGTGACCGCAATGGATTTCATATAACGAGGAACAACATTGATGAGTAAGCGCGTTATCTGATTGGCCGTGACCGCTTCAAGATATTCGGCCATCGCGTCAATATGCCAATTATGAAGGTATTCAGTCGAAGGCTCAATTACATGCCAAGCCTGTTTAATGTACTCGCGTAGGCTCGCTTGCGCTTGCTCCGACTTCTGACTCAATACTGGATGCGCCTGCGTCGAGTGCTTCGAGAAGCCGAATTGCTTTATCGGTACAGATACCGTGCAAAGTGCCGAGTTCGGCTGCGCTTTGCTCTTTAAGCCACGCCTTATCGCGAAAGTGTTTTTGTTGAATTGAAAGCGTAGTGAGTGATTCTGTGAGATAATTGACAAGCAAATCACCTATCTGTTCTTTTTTTTTAGTTCCAACTTGTTCCAACTGGCCCGATGGTAGAGTAGCTTTTATTCGACTAACGGTAGCTTTCGGCAGGCTATAAGTCTCAGCTATTTCGTTAACACCTTGCCCGGCGAGCAGCGCCGCAATTACCCGCGCTCGTACTTCATCGCTGTGTGCTTTGCCTCTTGCCATTGCTCAGGCTGCAATAGTATCTTGACGATTCTCACATTCAATACGGTCTACAAGTCCAGTAATCTTATCTCTCAACGTGCGCCAACTTCGCTTCATCATTCGCGTCTTCGGAGCGCCGTTATTGTCAACTTCTTCAAACTCATTCAATGCTTGCCGCAACTCATCAATCAGCGGCCATGCATCTGACGCATCGCTGATGCTCCAATCAGCACAGGCAAAGATTCCTTCAAAGCGGTAGAAAGGTATTGCTCGTCTGATTTGAACATCAAGCACTCCGAGTGCCTTCACGTTGCGCGACGGACATGTCAGCTTTCGGACTTCCGAGACACTTTGAAGCGAGTTCAGAAACCTTTGCTGATGTAGCTCAGGATCAGTGATATTATTCCGCGCTTCCATCTTCTGC